TGACCAATACTTAAACTTTCGGCCAGTTTTAATGCAAAGTTGGACTGGTCACTTTCTGACCACATTGTTTTACCCTTTAAGGTAGGCCAAATAGTATTCCCAAAAATATTCGCTATATCTAAATCATTGCCTGAATATACTTTGTTGTAAACACTGGAGCCAATCTTTTTTCCTGTTGTCTTCTCCAAATCATGCAGCAAAGCAGTTACAGCATCCCGTTTTTTACTTATTACTTTTCCTCCAATGAATCTTCGGTAGAAACCATACCAATCAGTCACACCAAAGATTTTTAAGGATTCTAAAGCATCTTCAATCTTCCACTTATTCTCTGGAGTATTTACCAAACCACCAGAAGAAAATAGCTGAGGATAGCCTAACTGACTCGCATACTTTTTCTTGAAGTCCGTTTGTCCGCTCAGTTTAGTCTTCCTCAAACGATCTGAGTAAAATGCCTTTTTAATATCAGATTTACTACCGCCCTCCGCAGCGAATCCCTGCAAACGCTTTCCTATACTAACAGGATTACTAGCTAGTTCTGGGAAGTCTTCAACCACATCTCCTAAAACAGAAGTGCAGTCTGGGCATTCCTTAGCAAGACTTTTCAAATAGTTGAGTATAGCAAGTATCTGAGGCTTGTTGCGAGTATTTGTAGATCTTGCTTGCACAAAGTCTGAAAGGCTTTTAAGTCCACCACCTTTATTTACTATATTCTTCTCCTTAATATATGCTTCAGTTTTGGCGGCTGGCCATTTTGAATTGAAATATGCTTGCATAACATTCGACAAGCCCCCACTAGGATCTGAACTAGTGAACATCTTTTCGTACTGATTTGGGATAGGAGTATTGCTAACCAAACCTCCCGAAGCAAATCCTTGAACCTTACCCCCACTTCCATATTTTTTAACAGGCTTTACCGCACCTCCAGTAGCAATTCTAGCAGTAGCTTCGGCGGTATTATAAGCAGCTTCTGAAACGGCATTTAAGGCAGCTATTGCCGGGGAAGTATCGACAGTGAATTTTGGGCTCAAACTGTTTATGTAACGATGCAAGAACTCAACGGCAGATCCTACCTGTTCTATCTTAGACACTATCGGTTTTTTATCAGATCCAGAACTGCCGAACATGCATACTTCAAAGTCAGCAGTTTGGGAGTCGATCTCATGGGCCAGATTTGAAAAATTGCCTGTTATGTCTTGAATGTAGTTATTTAATTCCTTACCGCTCAAGGACTCTTCAAATGAGAATTTGCCAACTACTTCCCGACCCTCTATTTGTTTAGCTCCAAACTGGTACACAGAAGAAATATCATTTAATGCTTGAAGCACTGAAGTTGTTCCGCTACCGTCTGTGAATGAGAATTTACTTGAAACACCATCACCAACCTTCAAGTAAAGATTTTCTATTTCAGTAGCAATCTGATCAATCTTTTCTGATATAGGCAATACACTCGAACCCTGCCCGGTAAAACTCATCTGTATAGGATTAGCATTGGCATAATGAGTCATCCAATCTACACCTTGCTTCCATTGACTTTTAGTCTGGTCTATTTGCCATAGTAAACCGTCCCTCATCTTTTGGCCTAGTTGAGGTATGGCCGAGGACAAAGTAGCCATAACTCCTGTATTGATCTTTGAGGCTTGAACCATTAAATCTTTTATCTTAGTGCCCATTTCTTGAGTAAACTGTTGTATAGCAGCACTTGCAACACTAGTATCGACATTGACTTGGATAGGATCAGCCTCTATAGCCTCTTGTGTTTTGTTGTAGTGATCTATCACTCCAGAAAGTTCAGATGAGGCAGTACTTGCATCCAACTGCAAAACAGCCCCAGACCCTACATTACCCTTAAAATCTCCGAGCTGAGAATCTAGAGAGTCAAGCACCTCTGATAAAGGTCGAGACCCTTCTGTAGTACTAACGCCATCAAAAGTTATTACCGACTCACGATCTTGTTCAACGTGATCTGTAATAGCATCCAATTCTTTATGCAGCTCTTCAGCCCCTGAAGTAAAATCTTGCACTGGAGATTTCTGCATTTTTACTTTTGTAGTTAAAGTAACTGTTTTATTTTTGAAGCTATCCCAGATCCCCTTAGCTTTTTGAAGTGTATCTAAACCAGACACATGCAAATCAAGAGCAGCTTCCCACTTCTGAGATAATTGCTGCAACAGTCTAAGAATTGTACCAAGGTTAGTCATTACTTGCTCGTCGCCATCTAAATCAAATTTAGGCTTTGCTGTAGATATAGCAGTTACTACATTAGAAACATCATTAGATAGCATTACTAGAGCCTTTTGTGCCGGAGTTACATCCAGAGTAATTTGAGGCTTTCCCATAGAAAGTAAAGCACTCTCAAAAGATTTCAAATCGTCTAACATCTCCATAATTACTTTGGATATAGGATCTCCAGAGGCAGACACAAAATGAACAGTAAAAGAGGCTTCAAAGTTTTGAATATCCTGAGACAATTGCTTCAATGTCTGCTTTATCTCATTCACTTTCTCGCTTATATCCAAAACAGAAGATCCAGACCCTTTGAACTTCAAAACAATATCAGGCCAATTTTTATCTATAGAAGTCTTAAGAGTTTCAATCTGGTTTTTTAAATGTTCGATCTGAGTTTCGGCCAAACTGGTATCCATTTCAATTTGACTTTCAGAGATTGTTACTATAGCGTCCTTTACTTCAGAAAGCCTAGACTTCAAGCTTGCTATTTGATTTTCACTGTTTTGCATCTCATTCTTAATATCGCCTGCTTGTTTTTTCAGAACTCCACTAAAGGCAGTGTAAAGAGCATCCAAATCGCTTTGTGCCACGCTTGTAGTAGTCTCAATGTCTTTTACTATGTTACCATTTTCATCTCTTACTTCTCTGGCTAAGTTTAAGATCAAACGTCTTGCCTCTTCAGCAGTCTCTTTATCCCCTGTAGTAATAGCCTTATTCATCAACTTGTTAGCATGTTGACGGTCATCGTACCACTTTTCTTCGTCAGTCATAGTCTTTTGACGAAGCAATCTTAAATCATCGTGATACTGCTCTGTAAAAGATTTCATATCCGAAAGAACGCTCTTTAGCTTACCTTGAAGGTCAGCATAACGTGCCGTCTCTCGTGATATCATACCCTCTATTGCTGACAGAGTAGTCTCGTATATACTCCTTTTAGTTTCAGCAAATTTTTGCTCTGCCTGTATCTTTTCTGCGTTCTTCTCCCTAACAGCAGCCACCTCAGTATCATACAAACCTATAGTGTCTGCTAGTATTTCTGAACTCTTAGAAAAAGCCGACTCTTCTGCTTCCAATCTCAACTTATACTTCTCATCGATTAGGCCTATAGTCCCGTCTCGCTCTTTCTGAGCCGATTCAATTGACTTTGCAGTAAACTCATCTACAATGTTAAGTGCTTCAGAGTAAAAACTATCATATATTCCTCTTCTATCTTTTAACAGATCGATTTCGGATCTATTTCTAATATCTAATTTACCCAGCTCTTCTTCAAGGCCTCTTTCTACTTCTTGTACTTTCCACTCTACTTCAGTAGTAATTAGATCTCTCTCTTTTGCATAAGCAGATTGCAATGATGCAATCCTCTTATCGAAATGCTCAGAGTAACTAGACAGCAACTCCGTCAATTTTTCTTGCTCGTACTGAAACGCAGCAAGTGCGGCATCTTTTCTAACTTCCTCTACTCTCTTCTCCTGTCTCTCAACTTCACTAACAAACTCTTCATACTTTGCGCCTTTTTCTCCTACCACTTTAGCATACTCATCCAAGTTCTGTTTTAGTATCTCAAGGCGCTCTTCCTCCAGTGCTGTTTGTATTGCTAATATCTCATCCTTACCTCTCTCCTCAACTAGGATACCAGCATCAATCATCCCCTGAATTACTCTAACCCGTTCTTGAGACGCCTCTTTAGCATGGTCTACTTCATGCTGCATCATACTCTGCAATGCTTCATAGTAAGAGCTGGCTGCTTCCTTTGCTGAATTTGCAGCATTTGTCCTTTCTCTTACTACCTCTCCTGCATTCATCATTTCCATCTCTGCGGAAATTCTTGACTCCTCAGAGATTGTAGTGTAATTACTAATTGCTTCTTTCGCTACTTCCTTTCTAGCATCGGCGGTTGATTTCAATGCGCTGCGCTCTTCCTCAAAAGACTTTACTACAGCATCCTTTCCTTCCTCAGCCGCTTCTATCTGAGCAAGTTTTATAGTTAAAAATTGAGACTTCATTCCAGTTTCTACTTCTGATGTCAATCCAGGTATGGATTCTATTAAGGCTACAAACTCTTCATAGCCCATAGTCATATCTAATTGCCCCAATTTCTCCATTTCAATTACTGTATTCTTTCCTGCCAAAACTGCTTGCTCTTCTAGCAGAGCATACGTGTCTCGTGTCCTATTTACTCTTTCCTGCAAGTTCTCCATTCCAGGTATTACAGTGCCGACAGTCATTGCAGCCATTCTATGTAGAAACTCAATGCAATCTTCCCATGGTGTAGGGTTCAAAGCTTCGTCTAATCTTTGACCCGCTATCTGAGCCTTTTCTATTAAAGCATCAAATTGTCTTTGAGCATTTACAGATGAGAAATTATTTAATGCCTCGCCGCCGTCTCTGATTTTTCCATTTACTAAGTCTATTTGACCAGCAGCCTCTAAAGCTGCCCTGCCTACAGCTCCTTCTTCTTCTGATGTCTCCATTAAAACTTTATGCAACTCTGCAAGAGCCTGTCCGTGTTCTTTTGATCCTTCAGTAGTATGTTGCAAGATATCTTCAAGCCCTGCCATCGTCTCTATTAACTCTTGACTCTTCTTTGCGTTATTACTGGCTGCAATTTCTGCATCCTGCAAACTTTTCTTATGAGCATTAATAGCATTGGTTGCAATTGCTACAGCCCCAGCTATTGCAGCCATGACAGCAGTTACAGGATTTGCTAACAAAGCAGCCCACAAACCAGACAAAGCTGTTTTTATCTTACCTAAAAACCCCACAACATCGGCTGAGCTAAGTGCCAATAGACTTGACTTTAATTTACTAATAGCTCCAACCACGTTTAACCACATTTCTGTTTTCATAACAGCTTGCAGTTTTACCCACGCAGCTAGAACTGTTCCAGTAGCCAAAGCCAAGGCCCCTAAAACAGTTATTAAACCACCGGCAACACCAATTACAGCAGTTATGGCACCTGCCACCACTGGAAATTTAACAGCTAAATCGGCAAGAGTACTGACCAGGCCAGTCAGAGTCTTTATTACTGAACTGATCGCACTTAATAAAGGCGCTCCCATAGCAGTAATCAAAGCATTGAAGGCAGAAGATAGTAGAGTAAGTGACCCAACTAAATTCTTCTCCATAGTTTCAGCCATTTTCTTAGCAGCACCATCAGCCTCAACATTAGCTTTTGATAACTGCTTCACTGTATCCAATTGCTCCAACAAAGCAAGAGTACCAGAAGCGGCAGTCCTTCTAAATATACTTGTTGCTTCTGAAAGTCCGATATTTGATTCTTTCAAATTATCCAAAGTAGATATAAGATCAATACCACCATCGGCGGTATGTTCAATTTCTATTCCTAATTCATCCAAAACTTTTTGGGCTTTCTGGGTAGGACCTGCAAGAGCAATCAACACACCACGTAAAGTAGTCCCTGCCATAGTACCTTTTATGCCAGCATTACTTAATGCACCAATTGCTGACACAGTATCTTCCAATGATACCCCAGCAGCAGCGGCGGCGGGAGCTACATACTTCAACGCTTCAGCAGAATCTCTTACTTCAGCATTACTCTTTGCTGCACTATAAGCCAAAACGTCGGAGACATGGGCTAATTCACTTACATCCAAACCGAAGGCCCTCAACACATTGGATGCAGTATCGGCAGCTTCCGCCAAAGTTACTTCTCCGGCAGCAGCCATATTCATAGCAGGCTCCACCGCTTCCATTGCTTCTGTTGCAGTAAAACCGGCCTGGCCCAACAAACGCAAACCGTCAGCAGCTTCCTTGGCAGTAAATTTAGTAGTACGTCCAAGTTCAGCAGCTTTGCTAGACAGAGCGCCGAAGGCCTGCTCCGCTCCTGTAGTAACTGCAAGCACTCCAGACATGGCACGTTCAAAAGTAGAAGCAGATGATATAGGAAAGAAAGCCATAGCGGACAGAGATCCACCGATTGCTAACAGGCGTCCGCTTACTTGCTGCAAAGAACTAGCCGCTTGAGCTACTTTATCAACCGCCTTAGCTGCCTGATCCGCACCTTTTCCAATACCGCCAAGGCCTTGTTGTCCTTTTTGACTAAAAGAAGCTAAAGCTTTATTTGCGTTGTCTACATGTTGCTTGAATAGATCTAGCTTTCCCACTATCGTCTCTAATGACTTTGCCAGGCTTTGCGTTGCGGCCTCGATAGTGAGTTTTAATGTTACATTCTTGTCTGCCATTTAAATTACTCACTCCCCTTCTGGAAGTATCGGACTCATCGGTATCAATGGAATTGATCTTATTTATTAACTCTGAAAAGAGTAGTAATTGAGGAAGGCTGTAATGCTTTACTTCTGAAAACGTATGGCCATTTGAAATTAGAAATTGAATGAGTAATGCTATTTGATAGTCTAACCTTTCCTCAATTGAGTTAGATCGCCCTGACTCAGCGCCTTTAGATTTATGTTGAACTTTTCTGTTAGAGCTGTCTCTGCTCTCTGAATCAGGGCCTGCCATTTTTTTATTAGTTCAGGAGTAATGTTTTGGGATACTATCAAAACAAGAATATCAGGAAGCACCTCAAAAGGAATGTCGTCTGGATCTCTGTCAATTACTAGAGGTACAAGCAATGATAGCTCAGAGGCAGCAACAGAAGCAAATTCCACAGCTCTTCTCTTGCGCAAGATGCCATCATCGTCACCATCAAGTCCTGCAAGCATTTGATTTGAATCGGCTGCGGCCATAGAGAGGATATTCCCTATGGTTTTAGTAATTGTAGGGAGTTGGGTTAGACTGAGAGGTCTCACTCGCACTGAAGTTCCATCAGGAAGTGAGACCTCTCCATTAGGGAAAAGCACGTCTAGAGGTTTTGAGTAATACTCTTCCTCCGTTTTAGGAAGACTCTCTTTGACCGCCTGGTCGGCAGTACTCTTGTTTGAGTCATTTCTCTTCTGCTTTTTATCTTTACTCATAACTTCCTCCATTACTAACCGTCAGAGCTAATGTGCGCTGGGTTAAATATAATGGGTTCACTGCAAAACCACGATTAAGTAGTAGTCGTCGTGGTAGTCTCGTAGGTAACGGTAAAATAAGGAGAGGTGGCGTGATTTGCACGATCAGCAAGACCTTCTCCAGTAAAACTCATCATCTCCCAATCGTCACTGATTAGATTTAAGGAAGATCCTGGAGACAACTGACACCTCCAAAAATCCCACTCTTGATTCGGCCCAACCGGATTGTCAGTGACAAATTGCACTTGGTATTCTCTGTTCAAAGCCGTTGCAGCAAAAAGCACGTTGCTTCCGCTCAAAGTAGCCTTGAGAAACATTTTCAAGTTCAACACAGATACTTCATCCAAATCGAAAGACAGATTATAGCCTACTTCAATGGTAACAATCTTATCTTTCAGACGAGTATCGGACCTTGAAGTGTAGTGAGTCAAACGGTCTTCTACCACTTCCACCTCAAACCTGGGAGCATTGCCTACATCAGTGAGAGAAACCGGAGGAGTAGTTCCACTCCACTCTCCGATCGACAGTACTCCTTTTCCTAATGTATATAATGTTGTACTTGGTGAACTAGCAGGCATAGTAAAGCCCTCCTTTCAGTTTATTCAGTAGACCGTGAAACATCTTCAATGTAGTGAACGGCATAAGCAAAACCTATTCCGCTAACACTACCGCCAACAGGTGGCCTTAATACTTTTCCAGATGACAATTCCCTAATATCACACAGACCACCAAGACTGACACCATCAGCGTATAGTTTACTCTTGTAGCATTTAGCAAAATCTATAAGCTCTTTAGTCGTTGCCTCCTCTCTGGTAGCGTTGACAAATAACTCTACCACTAAACTTAGAATTCGCTTATTTTGCGGCCATTGGCCTGCACCACGCTTTCTGGTATCTTTTACTACATCGTCCAATTCAAACATTTGAATACACGGCATGGCATTTACACTAGGAGCCTTTTTTGGATTCCTAGCAGTATACACCACACCATCGACAGAACAAATTCTACTCCATATCTCTTGAAGTATGTTTTCTCTTTCTATCATTGCCGCTTCCTTACATTAGAAAGAATTCCGTTGAGGATAAGATCCGAGACATGGCCTAAAATCTTATCATCGTTTATTAGAGGTGCGATAATACCTCCTGGAGCCTGGCTTGAATAAATGCCGCCTTGAAAAATAACTGTCTTGGGACCTAAACCAGGATATAAACCTTTTTCCAAAACACTCATATACTCAACAGGGTTAGAAAAAGAAAAACCATTAGAATGCCTTTCAATTTCTCCCCACGAGGACTGAGCGTAGCCAGTATCCGTTGGAGTTCTGTTTACTACAGCATCTCTAAGCCATGCAATACCTTCCTCAATACTATCAAGGATAGAAGCATCTATTTGCCCTAAATCATCACGGAAATCTTCTAGCCCTTCAATAGATATGTTTGCTCCGCCCAATTACTCGCCACCACCTTCTATAGACTTTGCTCCTTTGGATGTAACAGAAATCGCAATATTGAAAATGTTATCAATTGCTGCAATCCCTATCTCATTTCCATCCTCATCAACAATCAAATCCTTTAAAGACATTCCATAAGGCATATCTTCAGACTGGAACATAAATACTTCATCCCCAGCTTCCACTTTACTCTGCGACGCCTCAGCACTTTTCTTTGTGTGTCTAAGCCGTATAGCCTTAATATCAGAGTAATTAGTGTAAGTGTCAGGAGCATAGCCGAGGGAACGGTCAAATTCACCTTGCCCTGAGTACTTTTTATAGACAACAGTGACTGCAAGATCTGTATCAGCAAAAAGATCTCTCAAGGCTCTTTTAGTAGGTGTAGCAATGCGCTTAAAGATTCCCATGAGCAATTAGTACCTATGTAGTAGTAGAAGTCGGATACAAAACTTTGGTTCTGTCCTGATCAACAGTCAACGCACTGCCATGAATTCCTTTGCTCTTGCCGATAGGACCAGCCCTTTTGCCTCTCCGTCCTACAGAACCTACTCGCTTACCTGATCTGCCAATAGGCATTGGTCTTCCTCCTATGTAGTAGTTGTGGTTGTAGTACTTGTTGAAGTAGTGCTGGTAGTGGTTGTCGTAGTTGAACAAGTAGGATACTCAGTATCGTCTGTGTTCAACACAGATCCGCCTCTCACTTGAGTAATCCATCTTTTCAACTTTAAGTATATAGGGAAATTGGCAGATCTTACTATCTGCTCCAGGAAAGATCCGCCAGATAGTGCCGTTCCTCTAAAGCTGACCATCAACAACCCACCAAGCATTACTTGGCTAACATCACTACCAGACACATCCTCAGTCACATCGACAGGCCGATTTGCCAAAGCTCTGTGAACTACTGAATAAGCAATCCACGCTTGCGCTTCCTTTACTTCTTCCGGTATGGAATGCGCTACGTCTTGGCAGCTTCTAGGAAAAGCAAGAGCCTGGCCGCAATAAATCTTACGGCCCCGGCATCTTAGCATTCCCAACAAATTAGCAGCCAGCCTTAGTCGAACTTCTTTTGCTGCATCTGACAAAGCGTTCCAAGCTGTTACATCGTCAATACCGCTAGTCAAATATGCATCAGCTTGAGAGACAGTGATGAAACTGTCAGACTCTCTGCCTCCTATGTTAGTATTAAGCGACATTGAACATAGCCCATGGTCCTAGTGTAAGTTGTCGGAGACCGCTAAGGACAGGCTGCTCTTGCATAGCTGCCATTTCTTCTGTTACCACTCTAGGCAATCCTGCTACCTTGAATATTGGCTTGCCTTTATGTTTAAGTCCTTTCAACTTCAAAGCCACGGCAGTAGGAACTTTCTTTTTTCTGCCTCCTCTAAAGTGGTATTCTTTCGAGAAGAAATAAGCAGTATATGTCGCACCTTCTGGCCTGAGTAATGTTACCTCCGATGTCATTTTTTACTACCCTCTCTTTACGTTGTAGTAGTTGTTGTATCTCCCACGTCCAGGCCGTTCATTTTCACCACGGCATCTTCTTCCTCATACTTGATATCAATACGAAGGGTAAGAACCACGACAAGAACTCTGGCCCTTATGTCACGATCCGTTTCAATCATGATCTCTCTTTGAACACCCCAAATCATATTTTTGGGGAAAGTAAAAAGGGCTTTGGTGTTAGGCATCAAGGCAGCAGATTTCACAGGGACACCAAAGGCCATGTTACCTTCGTAGGTGCCTGTTGTTTTCTTGTCTCCAAGAGGTGTTTCCCTGTTAGCCAAAGAATCGGCATACTCAATCTCAGCATGAGGAGAGCAGTAAAATCTCATTGCTCCTCGGTTGCGAAGGTACTTATTCGGCATTGCTTTCAACCCACGCTTCCACGCCGCCTTAGAGGGAGAGATATTAGGGCTGAAAGTCACAACATGGCTCACAGCCTGTTCAAGCATACCATCAGCCAAAGCCAAATACTCATCACTTGAGTCTGTGTCACCTCGAAGCAAAAGTTCCTCAAGATCCAAAGAGGCTCTTGAAGTAATCAGCTCCATGATCGTATCTTCCAAAGTCCCTCGCTCAATATTATCTTCAAGCACGTCATAGGGAAGGTGAACCTCTGCAATTACTTCCTTGGTTGTCAAGGTGATCTTGTCGGTAATGGGTTTACTTCTTTTGCTTGAAGCAAGTGCTTCTCCAGAGGACGGTGCGGCATGGAGAATACGACTAGCAAAACCGATCTTGTTGATCTCAGCCGTAGGGGCATTCATAGGCTCTACTCTGATTTCATTTATCAAAGTAGGCTGCTCCTGCACCATACGGATGAATTGCTCGGTTTGCATAGGATTCAAATACCCACCGTCGCTAACGAGATTACTAACAGCAATGTCAGCCTTCTCGGCAATCGAACGGTTTGAAGCCTTCATATCTTGTTTTCCTCCTTTACTGTTTTAGTTGATAGTAAAAAATTTCACCGGAGACAATTACTTACCGTCTGTTCCGTCTCATCTTGCGAACATGTTGATAGTCAACTAGCAATCCAGAAAACGGAGATTTCTTTCGATTGCTATCGTCAGTTCCAGTAGCAGCAAATTCCTCATCGTCGTCTTTGTGAACTTCTTCAGAACCTCGCTCTGTCTCAGGGTTCTCTGCAAGAGAGTCTACTTTTTCCACCAGGCTTTTAACCGTGGACACCAGGTCTTTCATGTCTTTACTGACTCCATCCTCGCTAACATTACCATTACCGTCCTCGGCAGCAGTAGTTGAATTATCCTGGTTGTCTTCTTTGCCTTTCTCATTCTCTGACGAATTGGAATTAGCATCCTCCTTGCCATCCTCAGCAGTGTCGCCCTTAAGCTCTTTGAGCAATTCAACCCCAAAGTCTTTAAGGATAGGTTTTACTACACCAGCAACCTGCTCAGCAAATGCCTCTTCTGTTTTAAACTCCAACATTTTACGATCCCCTCCTTTCTTCTCTTCAGCTATGTCTTTCTTGTCTTCAAATTTTACTTCATTTCCTCCAATGGCAGCTAAGCCGATAGTCAAAAATCTCTTAAAGCCATCCACCGCTCCAATGATTGTATCACTTCTTTGCTTAACATCTACTGCGGATTGCTTCAGGCTTCCGTATATTACGTCAAGCATACTGCTCAGTTCCCTCTCAAACAAATCACGGAACGATGGCAGAACAGAGGATTGTACCACATCCACCACAGCATCCATTGGGGCAGTCGGTATACTCCCCAGCTTCTCCGAATCCTCTTTGGAAATACTAACTACTCCCTCAGTTTTCTCCTTGTCTTTCAACTCCCCAACAATGGCAAAGGAATCTCCAATCTTAGTGAGTTTAAAAGACTCGTCTTCAAAATCACTCTCAGCCAATTGCTCGTACTTAGTAAAGCCGTCAAATTTGCTAGTCTTTGAAGTGTTCAAGTCGTTAAGGAATTCACAACCAGACTCTCCAGCGATATCAGACAGCTCAATACCATCAGGCACGATCAACGCCTGTATTACTAGGTTGTCCACTAGATCACCCCCCTTCTTATCTTGACTCTTTATTACTCTAAACGGCATTCGGTTAGCTCCATGACCAACCAAAGACACAAATTTTAACTTAGCGTCCTCTAACATTACCACATCTGTTTCGATCTCTTCAGTTATGATCTTTACTCCTGACATTACTGACTCCCATTACTGAATCACTAGTTGTCTATTAAAATGATACGGTGGCTATGGCCGAGCATTTTCTCTGTGGCTGTCGTTTTTTTGATATCGTGAAAATGATCCAATTTCTCATCTGTCATGGCTTGAATTATCTTACCATCATCATTGAATGTTATATCTAATTGGTGAGAGTGGGCTGGCATGATTTCTGAAGTTGATTTTTCTGTTACTCCTGACATACGACGAACCACTTGTATTTTTGCAGTGATTTGCTTCTTTTTAACTCCACCACAAAACGAGTAGCCATTTACTTCTCCATTGAGAACTTTTTCCCACAATTGATCAGGTTCAATCTTTACTCCTAAAACCCAAGAGTCCTCAATAAAACCCCTCGGATCTCCAGGACAGGCTAAAAACGACTCTACTACATAGCATCCCGTCTCTTGATAGTTGTGGTTTAGATCGATCTTATCAGTAAGACCGTCACGCATAAAGCCATATGCCATTTTTTTAATCTCTTCGGCAGTCATTGCCTCCCCATCTGTGTCTATCTGCATAGGAGCATATACTTCACCTAAAACAATACGCTCAGATTCAGATTTTATAACAAGACGGTTTGACATACGACATAGTCCTCCCCTATTATCAATGTCTAACAACTTAAACCGAAAATACAAAGGGTGTCAAGCTTGCTACTAGTACTTTCAGACGTATGAAAGTAGATAAAATGACGAGTAATTTATTGGAATACTCAATAAGATGAGCAAGTTAGGCGAGGTAAGTCCGACATTATAGAAATGTCTAGTAGCAATCAGTCGGGAATGGATTAGTATTCTAATAGTAGAAGTAAGCCCAAGTAATAATTACAATTGCTTACATTGAGCACTGGCAGTAATTTGTAGCACAAAAAAACTAGGCACAAAAAAAGGCGTACCCATAAGCTAAGCCTATGAAGTACGCCTTAATTGTATTTACTTCATTCTCACGGTGGCAGCAAAATTGCTTTTAGCCTTTTGGGGGGTCCAAACGAACCTTACCGTATACACTGGTTTTGACCTTCAAAAATCCACTGGTAACAAGAATATCCTCCCCCAAAACTTTCTTGGCCTCGCTCAATTTCACTCCAACCAAATCGTAGAACAATCGCTTTTTCTTCTCAGAGTCAAGAAGCTTTAAAAACTCTCTAATACCTTTTGTCTCTGATGAGGAGCTAGACAAGATTACAGCTTTTCCTCCAGAGTCTGTTTCTTGTTCCTTCCATTTCTTTTTCTTGGCATGGGCAATCAAAATCTCTTTGATCGATTTGACTACTTGAGCGTTTTGTTTTGCTTGCTGGTCTAAAGCAATACCCATCTCAATCAATTCATTGACTTCCTGGTAAGTCAATTTGGAACTAAACGAGGATTTATTAGCCTTGGATGCAATCTTGCTGTAAGACTCCAAGTGTTTCCTTGCCCTAACAGAACCAATTTGTTTTTGCTCCGAACCGGATTTACCTTTTGATGTAATCTGTAAATGTCTCAATGGGTACATTGTCTCCCTCCTTTTGTTAATACTAACCAAGCCTATCGCCTATAGCATAGCCCCTACCCAGTGGCGATATAAAAGGTAGGCTTAAAACCTTAAATATCTGCCTTTCCTCACAGCCTGCAATTACTTCATCGTTGTGGTATAAGCCATACTGGCTCAACTTATACCCCAACTCTTTAGCTCTTTTTCTTAGCAAGATATTGAACAGCCTATTGCCAGTGGTAGCAATCAACATGGAGCCAAAGTTTGCAGGCTCAGCACTGTAAACAATGCCTGGCACATCGTGAAGAGTAAACCTTTGCTGTTTTCTGTTATCAGAACCTTTACTATTTTTGACAATGATTTGACAATCTACACCATACTCTTTTCCTCTTGACCTAACATACCCAAGAGCTGTGTCAGCAAAGGCCATTGCTACAAGCACTATGCCGGATACCTTAGATTCCCCACGCCTCAACTCTCCAGAGATAGCGCAAAAGATCCCCTCAGACCATAAAGCATCCAAGGCCATGTAAGCTAAATTCAAAACGTAAGGTCTCGGAAAGAGTTTTTTGTCCGACATATTATCCGGCCCTCCTCTTTTTTGCCAGTTCCTTTTTCCTCTTGGCTATCAAGTCAGCAAAGCACAATCTCACATGCTTGCACCAATAACAACCAGACAAAGGAACTCTGTAAGGTTCCAAGTAGTAACCCATAGGAGAAATATTACATTTATCTCCCTTCTTCAATTGTTTCTTTTTCTTCATGTGTCATTTTCTCCCGTTATAAGAAATTCAGATTGCCACAAGCTTGAGTATAGCTCCTCTTTTTTATGTATGACTTCTTGAACTCCTTTTTCATAGTCGAGCCAGTCCTTACAAGTATCCCTATCCTCACACGTCAAACAAACAACATAATGTATACGGGGCCTGTGAGACCGGACAGTGCAGTATAAATACGGAGTAAGTCTTTGCATAGTTTCCCTCTTTTGTCAAGTAAAAATTAGTTACCTACTTTCAATCGTCTGAAAGTAAGCTTCACAATCATAGAATTGGCCTAGTCTAACCAAAACATCTCAGTGCTTATTTTACTTTTTTTGGATTCTGTAGCATTTCAGGAGTCCATCTCTTATCACACTTTCTCTTAAAAACATGCCAGTTGTTCAATTTTTCTTTGCCCTTTTTGGCATAGTAGGACATTTGACGGCGAGGCCACAATATAACATGAAATCCTTTATCCTCAGTCAAATAAACAACAGTCGCATCAACAGGATTCCTACTATAGACATTAGAACGTTTGATATTTGAATAATACTTGCCAAGACCAAAAGTTTTCCTTTTTGTAACACAAGTGAGAAAACCATTTACTATGTATATCTTGGTGCTTTGGTTTACTCTCATCACCTCCAAACCAGCTTCTGCCATCAGCCTCAAAGCTTCTCGCAAGTAAGCCTTATCAGGAAAGGAAACGCCCTTTCTGTATTCAAATTTCTCCTTTGCCTTGTCAGCCTTGGCTATACTATAGTCCTCACCGCAAATTGCTACATACATCTGCCTCATAAACTCCAAGGTGTAGCCATATTTTTTGGATAGTGAAGCCAACGTCAATAAACAATTCCATTTCATTCTCTTCAGATCAAAAACAAAAGCCTCGCCATACTTCTTACCGTAAAAGCTAAGAAGATTATTGGCGAGGCCTGAACGAAGCAACAAAGATTTATTCCTGTTTTTCTTATCTTCCTGCCACTTGTTAGAATGTAATAAGTAGTAAACACTACCAGAAGATACAAGCCTTCGATAACAAGTAGCACAAAGCCCTAGTCTTTTATACTTCATTTTTTGACTGCAAACAAAACACTTGTCAATAATACCAGATTCAAGCTTCAATTGCATAACCTGAGTATGCACATCGTCTGGGATCACTATTTACTCACCTCCTCAAGTCTAGCCTTAGCTGCTTCAAGAATAGACTCAGCCTTTTGAATCCTTTCTTTTGCCAAAGTAATACGGCCTTTTTTAGCTTCAGGTAGTTTGCATATAGCTACCCTATTGCACTTATGGCATTCCCCAAAGTGTCGATTAGGAAGCCAGCACTCTTTGGTCAAATCCTTACTGTTTACTATCTTTGCTTTAACTGCCATGACACTATACCTCCTTTCCTTTGTTGTAGTAATTCACCATGGAGGGACACGACTACTGGCGCCGTGTCCTACCCAACTGGATTACTCCAGGAGTTTACTCAACCTAACCTCCGCCTTTGACCCAGGCTTCATGTCAGCATGAATAGCCTCTGCCTCTTTTCTCCACCCAGGAGATACAGGTCCTACAAGATCAACATTCACTTTGACCGGCACAGTCTTCAATTCCTTGGAAGCATAGACGCTCCCAACATAGCCTTCAGTCCTAATCTGGTAAATACGGTAGGCTCTGGAGTCCCCAACATAAAACGCACTCAATTTTTTACTCACCCTTTCTTCACCTCCTTTATAGTAGCAATGTCTCCAAGCAGTACTTTCTTCCATGGAGTCGGTTTCTCATAGCCTTCAGGCATAGGCTCCAAGCAAGCACTCCCAGACCGCAATAGGATCAGTAAAATGCTCAGCCGAGCACACAGAACATTGCTCGTATACTTCTCCCCAATGGTTCGTGCCAATCTCCTTCTCATTGCCGCACCAAGTACATTGATACGGCTTGACTGAATACTTTCCGGTTGTCTTCATTTAGCCTACTCCTTTGCGGCGCTCTATTCCCCTACGCCTGTCACGCCTGTCCAGCCCAGATCTCCTCTCCTCCCAAAATTCTCCATTGGGAGTAAAGTTGTTCTTGTATTGAGAGTGAGCAATACCTGAAGATCTTCTTTCCTTAACCTTTCGCCTATCCACATCCTTTCCAAACTCAATTCCTACATTACTAGCATACATATTACTTGCCCCCTTTCATACAGTACGCTGTTTGTAGTCCTTCAAAGCTTCAGTCAATGCTTCTTCTCTGCCGTAACACAATGGGAAGTAATGTCCCCACTCAAAATACTCTCTATCAGTCCTTACCAAGAAACAAGACCATGTAACAAAATCACGTTCTGTCTCGGCCAAAACAACTGTTCGATTCTTACCCACGCTTTTCTCAAGAACGATCTCCGCTCCGTTTGTAGCTTTTCGTATCATTTACTTCACCTCCTTTTCTCTCAATAGCTTATAGTAAAAGATTCCTATAGAGGCATTGCCGCTGTTTGCCCTTATCAACCCCATTGATGGAAGGACGGCAATGCCCCGCAAGCAGTCTTTTACTGCTCA